GGAGTCCAGCCCTACCCACCATTACGATTTAGCTCACGCAAGACCCGCACACTGGCAAAAGATTCCAGTTTTGACGGATCCTTCACGTTGTAAGGGAATGACTCTATGCCTAGTGTCCTTGCTATCCTCTTAGGACCTCCAGCTAGCTTAAAAGCTTGTGCTGGGTCTATACCCGACGACGCCACAGAGTCACCCGATCTCCACAAAGCTATTAAGGAACGGAAAGATTTGTGCCACCGACATTGCTCGCCCTGCATCAACCAACGCGCGTAATCCATATACATATTCCACTTCGAGCGCAATCTCTCGTACGATATCATTGCATTTGACGCTCTCATGATACTTCGGACACCTCTGGCTAAGCCATTCACCAGATAGTCCAGGGAGTGCCACATTTGCAGATAGTGGCAACCGCGCATTGATATGAATTGCTTTTCCCTGTTGGACACCATGCCAATCTCACTAAACACCTCTTCTAATGCGGGAATAACATCGCGCCCGAACACGCTAACTCCGTCATCACCCATGACTTCGGCAGCGGCCAAGGGCACTCTGAGACGTTCTGACACATACAATAGCGAGAATGCGTTCCCGAAACTGTCAACTATGTTTGTGCCTCCCGTCCCGCTCATAACAGCACCATTCCTGCCTTCCAGTACACCGTCTGGGCATACAATTCCGGTGTGGAGGAACTCCTCTCGGAGCAAATTGATCCTGGCACTGTCTTCTTTAACAAACGCACCCTCGAAGCAGTCAAAGACTGCATTGATTATGTTCGCTGACAAACGAGCATCGAAGTGCGAAAAGTCGTTTGAGACCACTGGGACTCTCAGCCGGTTAGCAACGCGTAGCAATGTAGTTATTGCTCCGTCAATATCATCTGTGGTTCCCCAGGCTGAGAAGCCCGCTCGACCCCTCAAGTATGACAGAAGTGGCTGTAGGATGGACTCCCACAGTATTACATCAACGTGGTCGCTGCCACTGACATGCCTCTGCTTCGGTATAGGGGTACCGTTCGCCTGTCCTCTCCAGAACAAAATAAACGGATAGATCTCGTACCAAGAGGTGATAGATAACGCACGGTCAAGGTAGCGTTTCGCATCTTCCTTATTCCTAGTTAGGAGAGGAAGACCAAGATTCGTTTCCTCAGGCATAAACCCGAAGGCCGTGCGTAGGGGGAGAGACCTTAGGGCCCGTCGAGGCAAGAGGCCCGCCAGACGTCGTTTCGCACCATCGAACGCTACTGAGTTTCCTCCCGGGTTTGCGTTCTCATAGTACTCATACAAGCCCTCTCGGATAGCCTCAAATGGTTGCC